GCGTGGGTTCCTGAGTGCCTGTGGGTCATCAACCGGAAACGTGCCGAGCATTAACTGCGGCTGGTCGGGGTCCCAGCACTCAGGACATACCAGCAACTCGTACTTGCGCTGCTTGATGATTTCCGTTCTAAGCTGTTTGAGTTTGTATTGCTGACCACAGCGGTCGCACATGGCAATCGCTTTGTGGCCCGCTGCAAACCGGTTCGCCATTAATAGCCACCGTTTCCAATGTGCATTGCACGAGGGACAAACCTGACTGCTGCCTTCTCTCGGTCTTCGGAGGAAGCCAAATCCCATGCCTCGTCGTACTGCTGCTTCAAAATCTGTAGTCTGTCCATTGCGCCGGGAATCTTGAGGGCAAGGTGGTAGGCCAAGCCAGCCGTCATGGCTTCATAGAACCGGAATGGCATGTCCATGGTGTTTACACCTGTGCCAGCGTCCTGCATGCGGCGTAAGCGCCAATACACAAACACGTAGGGCTGCGAGTTGTCTGGAATTGGGTAAACCGTGATTCGCGGTGCATCTGTCAGGCGCTCAATCCAAACCTGAATGGGGCGACCCTGAGCCAGCTTGTTGGGGATTGTGGCGTAGGTGGATACGCTGATCCGGGTAATGGTCAGGTCTGCCTGCGTAGAGGCGCTACCTGCGCCCGTGCGGATAACATGTTCCAACAGGTCAACAGTGTCGGCTGGGAGGTTGTACGTAGCAGTGCCCGCCACCAGATTAATGGAGCCCTGCTCATACGTAAACATGTTTAAGCCACGGTTGGCCCACTGGCTGAACATGAGGTTGAGGGATCGGCCCGCCGTGCGCAAATCGTAACCTGTTCTGAGTTCGGACCCGCATCTTTCGTAGCATTCTTCAACAAGCTCTGTTAAGTCCATGTTGAAAGAAGTTGTTCCACTTGTCGTCATGCTTTGCTCCTGCAATTTTCAAAATGCCAGCGTTTCATGGGGTTCAAGTGACCAGTCTTGCCGCAATGTGGGCATGATACAGGAGCACGGAGGGCGTGCGCTTCTTTCATTTTCTGGCGCGTTTCCTCGGAGTGAGATTTGCCAAAGTATGGGTTGCCCTCTCCTTTGTTTGCATCTGAAAGTTTTGCCTTGATTGCCGGGTCTTTTGGCTTTCCGAACATTGGATTGTCTGGGCCAAAAATGACTTTTCTAAGGCCGTTGGCGTACTCAAACTTAGCAAGCACAGATATTTTTTCTGCGGTTGTTTTTGCGCCCAACTCATCATACAAAGATTGGTGCGGGCTTACGTATTTTTTGCTCTCGCGAACTCGCTTGTCCGTGCCGTATTTTTCAATTCTAGCTTTGCGCATAGCCTCATATCTTGGCGCAAGAGCCGCTTGAGTTTTTGCAATGGACTCCAAAGAAATTTCCCGACCTTTCATGGCCTCAGACATTCTTTTTCGTGTTTCTTTCGATGCCTTGCGCCCCAAGCCTGCTGCGGAAATCTTTTTCCGAACATCCTCACTTGGGGAGCCAATACCACCACCTCCGGCGCAGGAGTTGTACTCTGGCTTCATGGCTGCAATCAGCCTGATTTCGGCGTGATTAAGCTCATCCTTACTGTTGCACTGCTCAAGAGCCTCAATGGAAAAAGACTCAACGCCGTACTTCCTGATCGCGGACGCAAGCACCCAGCCTTTGCCTTCTCTGGCATCCTGCTTGTGCTTTGACCACCTAGAACCAAGTCGCATTTTTGTCTGGCCTATGTAAAAGTTTCCGTTGACCTTGTTTGTCACTTTGTATATAACCCCGTACATAACTTACTCCTGTTGCGTACTGGGTATTATACAGGTTACTTCATGGTTTACTTCTTCGCAGTCTTGGCCGATTGCACAAACGCATTTGCAGTTGGTGCGCCAGCGCTGCCAACCTTGCGCATTTTCTCACCAGAGCCAGCGGCAATACGCTTTTTCTTTGCGTTGATGTTGGCATACAACCCAACCGGTCCGCCTTCAGCGTACTGCGTGAAGTCGGTATCATCCCGGCGAGCTTTACGCTTGCCGGAAGGCATCTTAGATGGGAGGATGTCTCCCATGCCGCGACTGGCTCTCATATCAGCACATCCCGCCGCCAGCCATTTTGATCATCTTGCCCTTGGTGTGGGCCTTGGTGACGCAACCATCGGCGCGAGTAACACTGCCACCACTGGCGTATTTCTTTGGCTTACGGGGCTTGGGAGCCGAGCCGCCATCGATGTCTTGAGGAGGAGGCATGCCGGAGTCTTCTGTGTAAACACCATCTTGCAATCCACGAGGGCCTTTTTTCTTCATCATCATGTCGTTCATATCAACTCCTTAACGCATTTTGCAGCGTGTTTTACCTTTTGTTGCAATACCGTCTGCGCGTTTTGATGCGCTAGACACCGAGCCACCACGTTTAAACTCAACATTTGATTCTTCGTCATCAAACTTTTTGGTTTTCTTGGCGGTGTTTTTTTGTGTAGCCTTGGGTTTGGACGTAAACTTTGTAGCGTCAGCCTTGGCACGCATCTCGCTGGTGCGTCGAGCGGTAGCTGCTTTGTTGTAAGCATCCTGAACACCCTTTGCCCCACGCATTTCCCTGCCGATAGCGCCTATACCAGCCAATTTGCCGGGGCCAAGAGCAGACAATGTGTTTGCAAAATTGCGGCCAAGTTCTGATCCACTTACCTGCTCGCCTCCAACCACTGTTGATTTGTCTGTAGGAATTTGCTCAACAAGGGATTTTGGAGAGCCTTTACCACGACCTTCATTGGAGTAATTTGACCTTTTGGCTGGGGGCTCATAGCTGGCAATCTCATCTGCCGTTGCTCCACCCTTGCGCGTGTAGGCTGGCTCACGCTCCCCCGTGTCTCCGCTTGTACGGCGATAGGTTTGCTCTTGCATCTTGGGACTGGCCTTGGCTGGCGCTACAGGCTTTTCTGCTTGAACGTTTACACGAGGCTTTCCGCCGGGTTTGGGTCGATCTGGCTTTGTGTCATTCACTACGCCGGAGCCTGCCTCGTTGAACGCGCCAGAATCATCTTGGCTGCGTTCTGGCATTGCGGCGTCTGCCGACTGACGGACTGGGCTTGGAGCCATTGTTTCCACTGGAGTGCGCTCAGCCTTGCCCCGGCCAGCGCCAAAGCGACGGTAGGCTTCAGAGCCCTCGTCATCAATGTTGCCCATGCGCAGGCGCTCAAAGAAGCCAACCTTATCTTCCTTAGAAGCTTCCAGTCCACGGTCTTTGTCAGACACTCCGCCTTCTTGAAAGCGCTTGATCTTCTTTGTTGCCATGATTACTCCTTAGCAGGCTTTGCCACCACGGGCCATCTTGACCGGCATGCCTCTGGTTTTGCCTTGAATGGCAACACCGTCACGGCTTGGAGCGGCAGTACGAACTGCGCCCATTTTGGTTGTGCCAACAGAGCCGCCAGCCTTCAAGCCCTTGTGAGCCTTGGAAGCTGGCATACCGGCATGCTTAGCCAAAGCAGCAGGCATACCCTTTTTAGCCATGTCGGCCTTAGCCATGCCACGACCTTCTTTTTTCATCATCATGTTTTCGGATTTCATATCGCCACCTTTTGAAAATTTGCGGCCCTTGTCCGCGTTGGAGAAATCTTTGCCCACCGACTGTGGGACGCCTGCCTTCTTCGCAAACTCCGGGCTGTGCGCTACCGCACGCATGAAGTCAGCTTGCTTTTTACTCGTGCTGGGCATGACCGCCTCGCAGGTTGTCAATTTTGCGTTCAATTCGGTCAAACCTGTCAAGTAACTGTTGCATGTCGGCCCGGAACTCTGTTCTCGTAATGTGATCACGCGCCACCTCCTCGCGGGTGCGGTTGAGCAAAATGCCCAGCCGTGCGATCTCATCAAACTTGCCTTTAAGCAGGAATCCCATAAGGCCCACCACTGCACTCAAGGCTATGTTCCATATCATCATCTCCATGACTTAGCACTTCCATCGCGCCAGTGACGCGGCTTTACGAGTGGGCTTACCCTTCTCGTCTTTCATTGGACCGGGCATACCTGACATGCGTGCGCAGAACGAGTCTTTGCGCTTGCCACCCTGCGGCTGCGGGGCTTTGAGGTTGCTGCCGGTAGCTGCGTTGTATTTCTGGCGACCTTTGGCCGTCAACCCAGCCCCCTTGGAGGCAGGCAACTTCTCGCCACGACCGATTGCAAGGGATGGGGTCTTCTTAGCCATTGACGACTTTCAACTTGGGTGTGCAATGCTGCTCGATCAGTGGCATCAGCACGGCTTCTTTGAAACTGCGGTGGTATTCTTGAGAGCCAACGTGCGGCAGGGTGATCTCTGGGTCAATAAAGACCGTGAATCCGTCTGCCCGGGCACGCTTGCAGAACGTATAGTCCTCGCCAACGTACTGCCCATTGGTTAACTCAAAGTCAAACAGGGCGCTCTCGTTGCGGTTGTACACATCGTTGAAGTAGGTCCACTCAGGATGCGAGGCAACCATCTTCTCCAGAACATGGCGCTGGATCATCATAAAACCTGTAGCTACGTTCTCGACCCTCAGCATGCCGTGCTGGTCAAACTCAAGCGTGTTGGCCTCGTCAATGTAGATGTCCAAGAAGAACTTGCGGTCCTCGGCTCTGCGTGTGTACATGCCAGCGGTGATGTCCTTGCCGGTGCTCAGCGCCAGCAGGCGAAGCACAGACTCTGCGTCCACCACGATGTCGGCATCGACGAACAGGAAGTCCGTGCAGTCCGACTCCAAGAAGTTGGCGACCAGAATGTTTCTGGCCTTGGTGATAAGAGAGCAGCCCGACAGATGCGACAGTTGAATCTGGACACCAAACTGCGAAGCCTTGACCACCAAATCAGCCAATGCAAACGAAGTTTTGATGTTCAACTTGCCGTCGTAGGCAGGGATCGCAATCATCAGTTTGCGACCTGCAACATCCATGGGGCGTGTTTCTTCAGCCATAGTAAATCTGTGCTGCGTCAATGCCGCTCATGTAGGAATAAATTCCATTTACCGCCAACACACCTTCGCCGGGGATAAGTGGAGCGTTTTGGAACTCGTCGGAAGAGTGGGTTTCATAGGTCAACAGCCAACGATTTGCACCACTAACATAAATTGCTGCTGGAGTAGCTGTGATGTTTCCAGTGTTGATGTCTGTGAGTGTAAATGTGTCAGCATCTACTCTGGTAATGCTGTAGTTCCCATCGGTGGCAGCACCGCCAGTGCCAGCGGCAAAGTGAATGCCTACAATGTTTCCGGTAGCAAGACCGTGAGCTGTTTTGGATATTGTTACCGTGGTTCCAGAGCGACCGTATGTAACGCTTGAAGTTACTGGGGCTAAGGTTGAATCAAACAAAACCAAGGTTCCACTACCACCAAAAAAAGAAACGCCTTTAACGCGGTTTCTTCCAAGAACAAAAAAACCACTTTGGTTTAGATGTCCTTGTTTTACGTCAGTTTGCATGCCCATATCAATCTCCTGTAAAGCAGGGGCCGAAGCCCCCTGAGTTGATTAAGCGTCAGCAAAAGGAGTGACAACAGA